ATCATCATTTGGGATAGATCATGGGCAAGTGAAAAAGTCTATGGGTTTATGCTTCAAAGACATGATCACCGGCTTACTCATCTGCAATCATTAGGTGAATGGTATTACAGCAGAATGGTCGATCATTATGGCGGAATGAGGTTTATTGTTCTTCCAGACATACAGAAAAGTGCATCATTACGGAGTGCTGATGATCTTCCAGTAGACCCATATAATGAATATGAGATGTTTAGACAACATGCACTTGCACATGATTGGTTCCCACTTTCAAATAAGTTCACACAAAAAGATCTGGACAATAATGTTGACATTATTGTTAAAAAAGTTGAAGATTACAGGGTGCCAAGTCCGTATGATTTTTATGCCCGTGCTGAATGTTATGGAAATGTAATCGGCAAATTTGTATTTTATGATGATTATCACTTAATGAATGAAGGAGAATTATTGCTTCCATTCTCGCACATTGACGGATGGAAATTTGCTTCACATCTTCCAAGGAAAGCATATAATTATGGTTGGTTGTCTCCACATCATATAAATGATTACAGACAATTGAATACTGTTATAGCATTCGGTGATAGTTATAAGTTGGCAAAAGAAACTTTGAACTTCGGTGAATTAATTGAAGCCCCTGCACTCGCTGACTTTTCTGATTATAGTGGATTAATTGATCGAAAGAAATTTGATGACTTCATAATGGACATCGGATTAATCTAGGAAGATAGTCACATTTCTTGATGACTTTTGGTATTAGTACTGTTCATTTTATAAGATTTATAATGGACATAGAGTTAATAGATCGGAGGATAATGAATAAGTTGAAAAGATAAAACACAACATAGGAATGCAAACATACAAATTCAAAATAGGAGAAATATAAAATGGCACGTAAACCAATTGAAAAGAAAGCTGTAGAAAAACCTACAAAAATTGAAATTACCGCACCGGTACCAGCAGAAGAACAAAAAGAAGAGTTCGTACAAGGCGCACTGTTTGATGATATGTTGGATGTTGATGACTCAGTCGAAAATGAATTGGCTGCAGTTGAACCAACCGGCATAGCGGCATTCAGTAATGATGCATCAATCTTCAGCACCGCTGACATGGCACCTCCAATGCTCCGTTTAGCCCAAGCATTAACACCAGAAGTAGTTGATGGTGAAGCAAAAGCCGGCCAATGGATTGTTACAGGAAAGGAAGCGGTAGACGAGGTGCATGTAGTTCCATTAGCTTTTGCAAGACGCCGAATGCTTCGTGATGCTGACAGCGGTGAATTATTGTGCAGCAGTGATGATGCAAAATGGGGTATTGGAGATCCTGGTGGATCATGTGAAGAATGCCCGATGTCAAAATGGCAAGGTGACAAGGGTGCGAGAAAGCCACCTCCATGCATGTTTTATTATTCATATATTGTGTATGCTTCAGAATTTGACAGCAACACTTTACTTGACTTCAAAAAGACATCATTAGGAATTGGAAAAATGTTGAATGCAGCAGTGGCCCGTGAAGGCTTCGGAAAAGTTGCAATCAAATTAACCTCAAAGCTGAATAAAGGCCGTCGAGGATCTTATTACACACCAGCACTCGTGCCTGTAAAAGATCAAGAACTAAAACAAGATCTGATTGAACAAGCATCAATGTCGGTGTAACACAATGTGATAAAGTGTACACCGGTTCAACATATAGCTGGTGTACACTTCATTGAACGAGTGACGAAATGAATAGATATTTACGCATTTTTATAGTCCAATTTTTGCTTGCGTTTGTGATGTTTTTCGGAGAAATGAAAATAAACTTTCCTAAACTTGTCATATTTATTGTTGTTGGCTTATTAATAGAATATATGTATGCAAAGAAAGTCCTGAAAGAGGTGACGAAATGAAATTTAGAAAGAAGCCAATAGTAATTGAAGCTGAACAGTGGTTTCCAGACAAAAATATAGATTGTGTTAAATTAGGCATAACAATAAATCCAATGACAGGCAATTATGTTAAGGCACATATGATTGAAACACTTGAAGGAACAATGATTGTAAACACGGGTGATTGGATAATAACTGGTGTCAATGGTGAAAAATATCCTTGTAAGCCTGACATATTTGAAAAGACTTATGAGCCAGTAGAAGATGCGACGAAATGACAGAGTTTACGAAATATTTTATTGACGGTCGAAGATTATATCTAAGTGCTTATAAACTGTTTCCGTTAGGAGACCCTGTTGTTATTACTGATTTAGTAAAAGGCTGTATAGAAGCCCTTGACGAAATAGAACACTTGCAACAACGCATTGCAGAGTTGGAGCAGGAACGGCGGTGGATTCCGGTGAGTGAGCGATTACCAGAAGAAGGACAGCCTGTATTGATAGATTTTGGTAATAATGAAATAACAGTTGGTATTTGGTTTTGGGAGAATGAACCAGAAGAATGGTCTAACGGAACAGATTATGTAGGTTGGCAACATTGGAATTATGGATCGGATAAATTTTTTCCATCTGATGAACCACCATTACACTGGCAACCCCTACCCCAACCACCACAGGAGGCAATATGAATTATTATGCAAGATATTACCGATCATTGTGGAGAGGAGACATTGAAACAGCACGCGGAATGAATGTTCACTGCGTCAGAAATGTCGAATTCACAGTGCCTATCGGAACAACATTCAGAAGAAAAGGCGATAATCCGGCAATAGGAATTGTGGAAGGCCTGCAATTTATTGCTGGCAAATTCCGAAAAGAAGATATTGAAAAGATTGCACCTCGGGCTCGCTTAGATTTATTCACTGATCAAAGTGCTTATGGTCCTCGAGTGAAAAGTCAATGGCATTCAATTATTAATGAACTCAATGCTGACCCGAGCAGCCGCCGTGCTGTCTTAATTTTACCGTATACAGATGAAGAATTAAATGATCGTCCATGTACAACATCTATGCAATTCAGTGTACACAAAGACAAATTGAATGTGCTGGTAAACATGAGATCATCAGATGCTGTTTGGGGACTTCCATACGATCTGATCCAATTTTCAATGGTCAGTATGATGCTTGCAAAATGTCTTAGATTATTACCAGGCATGTTGAAAATATTTATTGGAAATGCACACATTTATGAAAGTACTCATCGTTATGATTTTGCATGGAAAGAATATCATTTCAATATAAATAACATTGTACCAAATGTGCTAACTCCAAATAGTTATAAAGATGCAGCACTAGAGATTTTGAATGATCCACAGATGACTGCTTATTCATTATGCACACTCATAAGATTAGAGCCTGCACCATGATCACACAAGATCCTAGAGAGGTGTTGTCAATTTTAGAAAAAGACACAGAAATTGCAATCGATACGGAAACAACGGGACTCTCGCCATGGCGGGATAAAATAGCATTGGTACAGCTGTACGGAAATATTTCAAAAACACCAGTGCTGTTCCGTTGTGATCCACGAAAAGATCAAAGTTCAATTGCAGAATTGAGTGAAGATTTATTCACATCAAACCGCTTGTTCATCGGACACAACTTAGCCGCATTTGACTTATTGATGCTTCATAATAGCGGATTTGCCGACTGGGAAAACTCACACTTTTATGATACCCTGGTCGGTGAATGTATAATCAGCACCACTGGTCGCCAAGATGTCTCTAAGTCCCTAAAAGCATCCGTAAGACGACGGCTAGGATTTGCTGTGGATAAAGACATCGAACACGGACAGTGGATGGCTGATGAATTATCGGATGATCAGATCACCTATGCCGAGCAGGATGTGATGCACCTTCATAAACTTCGTGATGTTCAAATGAAGATTGCTGCCGAAAAAGAAATGTTAGATGAACTCAATCTTGAAATGAATATTTTGAGGCCGGTGGCAAAAATGGTGCTGAACGGTTTACCTATTGATCTTGAAAAGTATTATGCTTATTATGAACAACAACAAGAGATTAGAGATAAGTTTCAGGAACAACTCGAGTCGACAATAGGACCGATTAATTTTAATTCTCCACAACAGCTCAAAAAGGCAATAGAACAAAGATATGGTGTGAGAATGAAGTCAACAAATAAAGCAGCACTGGCCGAGCGGGCTTATTTTGACTCAGGTCCTCTAGCCGATTTTTGTAAGTTACTTTTAGACTTCAAAGTGCCACAACAATTTCTGAAAACATACAATCCTGAATGGATTGAAACATATGTCGATGATGCACGAGTTCATGCACGCTTCTGGCAGGCAGGAACAGACACACTTAGATTTTCATCCTCAAATCCGAATATGCAACAAGTGCCACGGACAGCACGTGGATTATTCGGAGGGCTTCCAGGTCACCAGATTATTGCTGTGGATTATTCACAACTTGAAGTAAGAATTGCAGCAGCACTTGCAGATGATCGTGTAATGTTGGAAGCACTGGAAAGTGACGATGTACACAGTGCTGTTGGTTCACAAATTTATATGAAATTTCAATCTGAAGTAACCAAGGAAGAACGTAGGAATGCTAAGGCAGCTACCTTCACCTTACTGTTCGGCGGAACGGCCGATGCATTATTTGCTCATGCACGCCAACAAGGTGATCCGCTGTCATATTCTGAAGCAAGTAGAATTGTTGAACGCTTTTTTGAAACATACGCTGGATTGAAAACAGCTAGGGCCCGTGCTTATGCAGTTGCACAAAATCACAGGGTAGTCACCGTCCGTCTGCCACTAGGAGCAAAAAGGGTGCTGGTAGGAAGAACACTGAAGCCGTCTACAATATTGAACACAACGGTACAAGGAACAGCAGCAATTGGATTGAAAGTTGCCATATTGGATATGTATGAAAAGACCGATCTGTTTGATTATATCGGTGTAACAGTACACGATGAAATGGTTGGTGCTTTTCCAGATCCTTACGTATGTGAAGCACAAGAATTGATGCAGCACCATATGATTGAAGGAATGAAGCGGGTGCTGCCGCCAAATGTCAAAATCAAAACAGAAGCAAAGGTAGGTGAATATTGGAAAAGCTGACCACGGAACAAAAACAAAAAGTAGCAAATGGATTATACGGATATTTATCGTCCACCGGCACCCTCATGAGTTTTACAAAAACATTTGAATTGTTGTGTGAAATTCACGGTGAAGCAAATAAGCTGGTTGACGGAAAATCATTCTCAGAAATGACTCCAGAAAACTTGAGATTATTTTGTCTTGCGCTGATTGCTGAAACGATAGAGTTCATGAATGAGTTCAATTGGAAAGAATGGAAAACAAATCTCAAAATCGTTGACAATGATAAAGTGGTAAGTGAATTTGGTGATATCATTGCTTTTGTAGGAACACTCATTGTTTTGTTGAATGAGGCTGGATATTCACCGCATGCACTCGCCATGGCCTATATTGCTAAAGAAGCGAATAATGTAAAACGGTTTATAGAAAAGTATTGAGAGGATAACATGACAGATAAAGTTGAAATAACCCAGGAAAGATTTGATGCAGCCACTAACGGCGAGATTTTTGCCTTTGGAACAGCACCTGACTCGCCTGAAGGCCTGCACATGACGGGATCTGGTAAGTTATTGAAATGGGTTGCAGTAAAAGGTTGGATCGGTGACTGGAGCATTTATTGTGGATGGTCACATCAACCTTCATACGAAATTGCTAGCAATGGAGATAAAGTACATTCACACGAACTCACACTAAAAGTGGCACGCGAATATCAATGTGATTATGTGAAAGACATTGAAAAAGGTTCCACAATGATTGTAAAAGATTACAATCTCGGCAACAAAGGCACGCTAATCATAATCGCAAATGTAATATAAACCTAAACTAAGTGCCCCGCTGGTGGCCTTGTAACCAGCAGGAGATTGAAATGGCTTACACAAAACAACTAAACGTACGGAATATTGAACAGAAGATTATCTTCATCGGCGAATTACAAGGACAAATCTCAGACGGTAATTGGGAAAATGCCCGCCCTTATAATCACTATCAAGACTGGATGCTCAAGTACGACGAAATCAAAGTTGAACCAGACAATGTCGGCCGCACCTTCTGGGCAATGAAAGACAACTATAACTTCAACAGCAGTAATTTGTGGCAATGGGATGAAATCACAAACCGGGTGCTGACTTTAGTGAATGCCTGCCGCACCTGGCCAGAAAGAACAGAAGAACTCGTGCGACATCATTGGGATCTGGAAAAGTTAGTTGACCTCAGTGCTATCAAAGTTACTTACACAAAACGAATGCTGATGACAGATCTGCGGGATCTAAAAGTAATCGTAAAACACTATATTTATAACTATAAAGGAGAGTAAAATGATCATCACAAAAGTAACACATAAAGAACTTATGGAAAGCAATCTTATTGAACTAATGATACTCGGAAACATTTTAGCACCTACATTAGTTGGAGACACTGAAATTCTTGGCACGCTGATGATATTAACCTCATATAATGAAGAGAAAGATCGGCGAGCAACAGTTGAAGAACTCTCTAAATTTATTCATGATATGACCAAAGAAGAATTCAATTCATTTACTGTCAATATGCTTGCTCAAATAAAAAACGTATTGGCTGGAAAGGATGCAAAAAGTGGAACATATGCTAACTAAATTAGAGGCGCTAGAACAATTCATCTTATGCCTTCGTGATGACTTCGTCGATGAAAATGAGAACCTTCAACAGCACCCGCAAACAATTAGTGTATCAGATCTTGTTTGGTTACAGTGTGCGGCCCAAGAACTTGCAGAACTTGCCAGAACAGTAAGTCAAGGTGAAATGAAGATGTGGCTGTTGACAGAATTAATAACTTCCGCTCCACCAGCTATGAAGCGGAAGTCATTCGACAAAAAACTTTCGAATATCAAAACTGTTGTAACCGCAGCATACTTTTTATAACAGTCCCAATAATTTTACAACAATTTCACCAATCACAATAGCTAAAACAATCCAGACTATCTTAGTGGCAGTCTGGCTTGTTTTTTGAGCGTGCTGAATACGATCAAGCAATGATTCATTGTCCGCACCTCTCTTTACATCGCCGATTAACAAATATTTTATTTCTGTTACATCGGAGTATGTTTCTGAAATCTTTTCATTCAGTGTAGCGACGCGGGCAACCAAACTTCCAGCGGGATCACCATTTCCAAGGATGACTTTTTGTAATGATCTTATTTCTTGTTGAAGTTCTTCATCGCGGCGTTTGCGAGATATTACCATACCATAACCAAGATCAGCCATCATATGAAGAGCTTTTGTTACATCCTCTTCAGATTTTAGTTTTTCCCAAAGAACGCGATCACTTTCTCTATCCAAATCAAAATCCATACGCCTTATTTTACCGCGGTTTAGGAATGTCAAAATGTGCAACTTTTGCCTGTTTTACTGCTACAGGTTGTGGTGACACTTTATACACGCCTTGATTTGATACGATGGCCAGAATTAAATAATATACGAAAGTTACAGCGGAATTTTTGCCGCATTCAAATCCTGCAATAGTAACAATCGAGGTGCAGCCTAAAATAAAAATGACTGCAGTAATCAGCACCATTGACACGAGCATTGTCAGCTTTTTGAAGTCTTCGGATTTGTTTGCAAACCACGTGTTCAACTTTGGCGAGTAAGTAAAGATAACCGACAACAGCCCTGCAGCTAACATCACAATTAATTCATCTGTGAAAACAATTTGCTCCATAATAATCTCCTAATGTAATTCTGGATGAGCAGACCATAATTTGTCCACTTTTTCTTCTAAGCTTATTTGAGAAGGCGGAGGTGCGGGAATATCAGCACCTGGCCACACATAGTTCATATAAGCATTGTAAACAATTGGCAAATCTCGCATGGCTTGATACCATACCCACATATTTACGCCGCTCAAACTCAAGTTTTTTGACCTCTCAACGAATCCCAAGATCTGTTCTCTAGTTGACTGCCAACTATTCACTTTATATATCGGTCCCGTAGGAATGTATGGAAGTTTAGGGATCATTGATGTAGTGAATTCAGTATAAGATGTTTGTAATTGTCGTTCACCCGCATCTGCTCTGAAGTCTTGTTCCCAATAAACTTGCGGCATATCAAAGTCACAATTTTGCCTGAATTCTTTCCAAGGAAATTCTGGATGAACACCAGGGAACCGATATGACGATAATCCTATTGGAATATTCGGTAAGAAATATCGCAACTTTTTCATCAGTGCAATTGCTTCATTCGGCGCATATTTGAAAGGATATTCACCATCAATAACATATCCAATTAATTCAGGATGTTTATTGAATGCCTCAATGACTCGATCAGCACCTTGTGACCATGTGGTCTTATAAACAGCACCCCATCCCCAGCATTCAATTCCAGCAGCGTGTGCTGCTTTGATGAATGGTGTCAGATCGGTTCCACCAAGAACTTTTGTTTCACCTAAGTAACCGTCATGGATATGAAAAAGCAGGTGCTGAATTCCATGTTCTTTTGCTGTTTGAGCCAGCAAAATAGGATTGCCAGCCATTGTTTGGGTAATTACCCATATGTACCAACCTTTTCCTTTTGGTAAGCGGTCTCGTGCCATATTTTACCTCTGATTAATTATATCATGTTATAGTTCGTGTAACATCACTCACAACAATTGCCCGTGCAAGTTGTATAGTGAATATTTTATCTGATGCATCCATCCACTGAATGTCATAAACATAATTCTTTGATGCAAGTTGCATTGACGCACTTGCTTCAATGGTTATAGAAATATTACCTAAACTCTCGTCATCTATAACCAGACTGCCAAGAAGAGGATCTGGCGCATCATCTTGGTTCAATTTCAATAATCCCGCTGTTTTTTCAATCATAATAATCGCGTCATCATCTGAGGCAAGTGCCGAATTCTTCATAGTGAACCAGGCTTTCTGATTGCCTACAAGTGACCCAAGTCCTTCAAATGACATTGTGACAGTGTCACCTCGGACAATAGCAATGTCTTGAGCATCGATCAATGCCTGCACCTGTGCTGATGACATTGTGAGGGTGCGGACAGGATATTCCCATGGATTACCAAGTGCGGCAATTGCTGCATCTAGATCATCGAAACGCCCCTCGATCAAAGCCCAAAGTTCGTCTAAATCAGCTATTGGCATAATAATCTCCTATACTCCAAAATAACTTCGTGTTGCATAAAAACTCCCAATAATCCCCAGCATAGCCTCATTCGTGTTCGCATCCGTGACCAAGTCCAGTTAACAAAAGTGGAATCTGTATAACTATGCAATTTCATAACTGAATGAACCTGTGATTAACTTTCTGCCTGATGCAGTCCATGTCGCGGCGGAAGTTGTGATACCTTTGCCAAACAATACACTTGTGCCACCTGCGACAATGATGAAAGTGGATGCAGTCTTAACCAGTGCCGCGCTGTCGATGGCCAGTGCAGAAGAAATATATAACGTGTAACCTAATGCGCCTGCTTTAAACGGCAACACCGCTGAGAATGATGTTGAATTAGATGTACCGTCAAGGCGCAAATGCACCGTACACAATTTGCCAACGAGACAATATCGACCAGCAGCGGTTGTCGTGCTTGAATAACCCGTTGGTGTTGGCGTCCAATCCTGCCACACGCCACCGGTTTCAATTTTACGAACCCCATCAAGTTGATATTTGAGGTCGGATATTTGGTTTTGTAAATCTTGCAAAGTATCTTCAATGTTCATGCTTCACCTCGCACCATTGCATCCACTTCATCAATAAAATTTCCACCAGAATTTGCATAATTTATTTGATATGTAAGAATGCGGCATAAGAAAGTTTTATCATACCATTGTGCAGTGACAAGATCCCCGTAATCCCAGTCTTCACCGTAGATTGTGTTTTCTGTCTGGACAATTTTCCCCGTCAAAGATATTTTACCACGATATTTTGCTAATAATTCCCGCGCTTCATTATCGGCAGAAGCTTGCACGCTTATTTGTGTATTCTCCTTTTTGACTTCTCGCCGTGACCATGGATTTTTATTGATATCATAGGCATCAGCTCGCCCAATTATTCTGGCTGACTTTTCTCCTGCCGCTAATAAGTATGCTGCTGTTCCTTCATTTTCAAAATCGAACATTAGTTCTGGATCCGCAAGATTGCCGTCATCAGGTGACAATGTGACAAACTTGCTTTTGTCTTGACCGCGATAATCAATATATGATTTAAACACTAACGGTAATGTTCCAGTATATTCAATATCATAAGTAATCCAAGTGCCGGCATTTCTTGATTGATCTGTAATATCTTGTAATAATGACGGAAGTTCCTGCCACGCGCAGTTTTTTGTAATTGACGCGCCCAAAGAACTTCCAGACCCAGTTAGTATATATGCAGTATTAATTAATCTGCTTGCTATAGCTCCAGATCCAAAATTATTCGACATCACTGAATGACACACATCATCAGCATAAGTACTGAATACTGCATTTGCATTCCCCGCTGCGTAAGCATTTATCCTGCTTGTCAATAAATATAAACTATCGAGGCCTTTCATGTACACATAATCAGCGCCCTCCGAATTTCTTCGGACTCCAAATTTCCGCAGGAAATACAATGTCTTTCCATCAATTGACATATTTCCATAACCATCATCCCGCCATATTTCAATCAGCATATCCTCTTCAAGTGCATTAATATCAAGATCAGTTGCTGGTACAATAAATTCACAAGAATAAACTGAACGATCAGCACGGCCGGCCTTCAATGACTGAAATTCTTTCATGATTGCTTCAGTCTTTGAACCATTTGGAGACTTTATAAACACTTGATATTTGTTCATTATGCTGCACCGTCCACACTCAACAGTAGGGGTTCATATTTTAAAATTGTATTAGTTGTTGGATAAGTATAATTATCTACAAATATTTGAATTATGTTTTCACCTCTTGATAGAAATAAATCAAGATTTGAACCAGCAGAAATATAATTCCGTGCATCTCCTTTTGCTGTTGTAATTAAAGTATTTTTGTTAGGTCTTAAATCTAAAGTCATTATTTCACCGGATGCTAAAGTTAAATTACTGAAATTTATGGTCTTTCCATTACTGAAGTTTTTTATTTGATAAACATCTCCAGGTCCTGTAATTTCAAAAATTGGATAACCACGATCACAATCGACTGTTACTGTATTTGATGCTGCAATTGTTGCAGTTCCTGTGGTGTTAAACACAATTGCAATTGTTCCGCGTGAATTTATTGCAATATCATTTACAATTGCTGAACCTGGCAAATTTGCTTCAAGCGGATATAATACATCATTCTTTATTTTTATAATTCCATCAGGCCAGTCAACTCCTTCAACAGCTTGAAAGTTTCCATACATCCAAATTTCATCATTAATAACTCGTGCTCCAACAAAACCACATCCTGGTATACCTGTTCCAGTAACATTCCATGTTTTTTCAACTACCCAACTATTCAAATTTATTTTCTTTATATATGCACTAGTTGCACCACCTGTATACATCTGACCGGCATATACATAATTTCCATAAACTGCTAATCTTGCACCGCCATTTGCAATTCCAGTAGCCCATGCTGAACCCGTCCAATAATCAATGAAATTAGTGTATGTTCCACGAAGTAAAATATTATTATTTGTTATAGCTAAACTAGCAACTAATGCTCCAGCACCCATTATTGTTAAAGTACCTCCAACATTTCTATAGACACCAAGCGTTCCACCAAAATAAATATTTCCATTATTATCCCATGCAATTGCTTCAAATGTTCCAGATGCAATCCCACCAGCATATTCTACCCAGTTTGTACCGTTGAAATATGCTGCTCTGCGGACTGTTGCACCGCCTGACAACGTGAATGTCCCCGTTGCATATAACACACCAGTTGGACTATAACGCAATTGATACACAATATTATTCAGGCCATTTCCAAGTGTAGTTGGAGATGCTGCTTCATTAATTTGAAAAGTTGTTCCTGCAACTCCATTGAATGCTGTAACAACACCTGCTAAAAAGAAATTAGCATCTTTTGCTTCTATTGTAGCAGGTTCACCAGTAGATCCTGTGCCAAAAGCGAACCACGTGCCTTGAACATCTCGCCCAATAATATAATTTATACTTGCAATTGTGTCAACATACTGAAGATATTCGGATCTGGTACCTTCAATTTTCATGTATACATCAGACATTCTGAAAACAACATCAATAAAATCTGGAAGCACTGTTTGAGAAGCCCGATCAAACCCAGAAATATACTGACATTTTATGTCAACAAATTCTGTGGCAACTTCGCCATCACTATCATATCCAATATATTTCAATAAAATTGGCTGCGCATATTGCCTTGAAAGCGGATCAACTAATTGGCGAATTCTTTCTCGCTCTTCACTAATCTCACCCATCGACATATTCGCAGACAAAACAATTTGAGCAGCAAAAAATCTTGCATTTCCTTTTGAATATAAGTATCTTTCTCCGCCTGGTACAAGTGGGATTGCTACATTGCTAACTGGGGTCATCCCAAGTCCATACACATCTAACTTTTTGCATCCTAAAACTAAAGCCTCTAATTCTCCACCAGAGTTTGTAGTTGCTGCTCTATAACTATTGCTCGCATGTGGCGTACTCTCCCACCAATATTCACGCACCTTCTTCGGGTTCAAAAATCCTTCCATGCTGCCATCAAAATAAGTAGTTGGAGTAGTTCGTCCTTTTTCAAGCTGTAAGCCATCAATAAATAATATGGCTGAATGTAATTCTAAATCTCTTACAAATAATTGGTGCAAATTTGCCGCACCGGTAGTTGTAAAAGTAAAAGAATACCGCTTCCAAATTCCAGCACCTTCAAAATTTATGTATCCGGGTGAGGAGCCATCAATTATATCGAATACATAGGCATTATATTGATAACCTTTTGTTCCCCAAGCATAAAATGACAAACAATACTGCGTTGACGCTTCTAATTTTGCAATATTTGTATATGCTCCGCTGTCTGGGGTAAGTGCGCTGGGTGCAACAGCCAAAGAGTAATATCCGAATTTTACCCTTTGTTGTGATTGCGTAGGTGTACCATTGTTCCATCCTATCCAATCCATTGATTTTTCAATTGAAGGATTAGGAAAATAGTTTATACTGGCTTCTGGCTTCACAACAAATAAATCATAACTATGAACGGTCATACAGTCACCGCCTTTGCCCGATCAATCGAAAATTGAAGTGCATCGTAACCTGAATTCATATAGTTGTTCATATTTTCAATTGTAACTCCACCATTTCCGCCTGTAATCATATTTTGATTATTCATTCCAAAAATGTTGTCACGAGAGTCAAATTCCAAACTTGCTCTGAATGAAGGCAAATCTGTGGCATTCAATTTTCTAAGTTGTTTACTGATCCCAACTAAACCTAATTCAAACGGCGTCGGTGAACCAGGCGTCAACCAATCAGGCAACTTTATATTCGATAATTTTGTTGCCATATCTTTCAACCAACCCGTAACACTTTTAATTGCTTCACTAATACCATCAAGTGCATCTTTGAACGCGCCTCCGAGATACCCACCCACTGTTTCTAATGCCGGCATGATGTGATCATTGAACCATGTAACAAGATCCTCAATGACTGGACCAAGAGTTGCTGACAGAAAATCTCCAACCGCTTGAAATGCTGGCAATAAAACATTTTCCCATAATCCAGCCATTGCTGTAATTGCAAGTGTGAATGCCGCATCAAAAAACTCACCGAGTGCCACGAAGAATGGGAACAGCACTGTGCTCATCCAGTCCCAAACAGCTTGAATTGCCGGCCATAAAACATTAGTCCAGATGTCTGATACTGTCGCAATAATTGCTGTGAAGACATCAGTCAACCACTGACCGTATGCCATAAATCCTGGCCAGAGAGTGCCGCTGATCCAATTCCAAACTGCCTGAATTGCAGGAAGCAACACATTGTCCCAGGCATCTTTCAAAAATGCTAAAGCAATTGGTAAGTTTACATCTAACCACTCTTTCAACACCTCGAACATTGGTAATAACTTTTCTTCCCATAATTGGGTTGCTGCTGTTCTGATGCCTAAGAAATCATTTTCCCAGGCTGCTCTAAGTAAAGCGGCCGCGGCTATTACAAGAAGAAAAGTTCCAATAATTGGAGCGAGTGCTGTAATCAGCGACCAGATCATCGGAAGAACAACCATTCCAACTGCAACTGCCATGGCTATAAGAACATCTTGTAATTTTACGTTTTGTTCAATCCAGTCGGCCACTGGCGCCATTATTTCTACAACTTTATCTATAAAATCTTGGATACCTGCAACAACTTTTACAATTTCATTTGCAATATCTGGTGGAAATAAATCATACATTGCTTCTGTAAACACAACGAGAAAAGGACGTCCACTTTCAATACCTGCTATAAAATCAGAGATCACTATTGCAACAGTCTCAATAACGGGTGCAATTTTATCAAATGCTGCCTGTACCTTTGGCATAATATTTGAAAACATTCGTGCGAATGTATCAAGTAAAACTTTCAGCACTGGCAAAAATGCCATTCCTATTTCTTCTTTTGCATTCTTCATAGAAGTTTTGAATTGAGCAAGTTTTGCTGATGCTGTTTCAGTAACATCTGGCATTGCTGCTGTATTCGCTTCTAACTTCTCGAGAACTACAGACATCATACCAGCCTGCTGTTGTGCTTTGGTTAATTCTTCTGCTTCGACTCCATACATTTGTGCAGCACGCTCTGTTGCATCAGACAATTTTACTTGAATACCAAGGTTGTCCAAAATCATTGGACTCAGGCGGCCGACACCAACAACAAGACTATCCATCATATAACCCATGTCTTGTCCTGTGGCTGCTGATACCTTACCAAGATACTTCATTGCATCAGGAAGTTGAACAGCAAAATCTTCACCAACTAATTGTGCTGCCTTATTGAATGACATCATAAGATTACGATTGTCAATCATGCCATTGCTGCCCTTTTGAAGTGCTGACAGCATTTCATCCATTCCACTTCCTGCTGCAGTTGCAATCCCATCAAACGCAGCAGAAATTCCTTCCATGGGTGCTGCATCAATTGCGAGTTTACCCATTGCCGCACCCAATGCAGCTACCGCTGTAGTTGCTACACCTATTCCAGACATAACACCTACACCAGCAACTTCTAAATTCTTTTTTATTTTATCGAGATTTGAAGTAACTTTTCCCCTGGCTGCATCAAGATCTTTATCAAGCATATCAAGCATTGCGCGGATAGGAATAAAGGCTTCACCTAACTGGGATTTTTGCATGTATTCTCTCCTTCATTTGCTTGAATTCCTCGCGCCGCTTTTTCAGTTCTTCTCCACTAAGTACTTCTGCCTTTCCAGCTTTCAATAATTTTGACAGTGCTGGCAATCTTTTTGCTCTTGAAAGTGCTGCAACATGCCATGCTAACCAAGCCAGATCCCGTTGTTCTTCGTCAAATTTCCACGCCGCTGCTTTTATTACAAGATATGTTTCAACTGGGGTCATATCCCAATATTGTTCAACTGTTATGTTACATTTTAGAGCTTCGGCCAGGACCTCATCATGTGTCTTTTGATCCTGGCCGCTTATTTTGGGGTATCGTCATCCTCAGTTTTTGGTGTCAACATATCAACAATTGCCGGTATAATCGCAGCTGCAATTTCAGCAAATCCAAGTTCATCTAAAATTTTGTATGCATCATCCATTGTTACAGATCTTCCACCGTCTCGCATATCTCTACGTGATGCCTCCATACCGAACCTTAACATAGTGGCAACTTCACGTATTCCAGTCTTTCCATCGGAAAATCCTTGAGAAATTTCAACAATAGATTTGTTCAGATTTGCTTCAATTTCTGCCAGCGCACGATTAGTATATAAAACTCTTATTTCTTGATCACCAACAAAAAATGTTGTACTTCCGCGTGCTCCTTTTGACGTCACAGGCATTAGCTACCTACTTCCTGCCAGCCACCATCAATTGTTAAAGCAATTGAAATTGTGGCTTCACCTTGATCTGGAAAACTTTCACTCATTGATGTAATCAATGCAGTTGCCGTTTCAAGAGTTACTTCTTGTTCTTCACGAGCAACAAGAATTAGTTCACCAGCACGCTTTGCTGCTTTTAGTTCCTGGTACGCCGAGTCAGTTGGAACATATAGTGCATCAAGCGAAATTGTTGAACCATACCGACCTGCCAAAACTCGTTTGGCTCTTTGATCTTTGCAGCTGACATCAATTTCTTCAGTAGTCTCTTCAAACGTAACATCACGCTGACAACCAACTACTTCATAAACCGGTGTCTCTGGAGTTCCTGTATTCACCATCAGTAAGACGTCAGTTCCATTCATTGCCATTTCAACTCTCCTTTATTGTCATCTTAACTGTGAGGATCCGACCTTGAGCATTATCTTCATTCATAACAATCGGTCCTTCAACCTCACTTATAATAACATTATATCCTAAAATGGATATAATTTTACGATGAAATATTGCCCGCACCCTCTCGCCAATGTCTTCAACAATCGCATCAGATCCTGAAGGTGGTCCATAACATCTAATATCTCTCCAGATTACTCGGCCTAAACAATTCTTAGTGTCTTCTGGAGAATTAATTACCTCACCCGCTGTCACAATACACGGAAGTCGTGAGTCACCAGGTCGAGGATCTGTTGTGAATATTGCAGGTGATCCTTTGTATGTTGACAACAATCCAACAAGCACCGCGTCACCTGCTAATTCATCATAAAATGCCTGTGTGATTGCACCCATCATCAACCTCCAAATAACTGCAAAATTTCTTTTGTATTATTGAAAACAGCAGGTCTCAAATAAGGATGAGCGGGTGCTGTTACACTACCAGTCTCAATATAAAATCCATGGTAATGAGATCCAGCTCCTACGTTCCCAATTTTCATGCCTACAGCGACTTCTACATAATTTGAACCAATTGTTGAAGTATGAGTAAGAAGCCATTTTGACAAATATGCACGATAATTTTTGTCACGTTTTGTGTCTGGAGATTTTATTGCATCCAGCCGTCTCCGTGCTTCAGACTCTACAAACACTCCAACCACTTCTACATTTTTTGACAAATTATTTTTGACCATTGCTTTTACTTTATCTGGCGTCCAACTTTTTATCATGCGGTAACCTCGTATTGTATTTCATATGCATCAATTTCATAATGTTCATTTGCATATGATGGTACTCGCACTCCTAAAACTTCAACACTTAAACTTCCAACGGACACTATGTCACCGCGTTCAATATTTGCTCCAGCAAGCGTATACAGCACGTGTGTGATTTTTTGTTCTTCACCTTGTGCTGTTACTCTTTCAGTGCTTGATGCCGGTCTGATGCGTCCTCGGACTGCACCTATTGTAAGTGGAATTGTTGTCCACCCACCCTGACCATCGGAAACACGTGACCGTCTGTAGATAATAAAAATATTGTTAAGCAAGGATTGGAATACCATGTCAAATCTCTTCCATTTTATACCGATCTAATATGTCTTTTTCGCTCATAAGCAGAAGACGGCTTCCAGATACTCCTACACTTCCACCGTCTGAACTAGATCCTGGTGTCACAAAAGATACAGAGAAGTCTCCTAATTGCTTTGATGCAATTCCTAATAATCCTTCATTGTCTGCACTAACTAAACCAGCTTGAAATGTTCGAGCTGCTGCTCTTATGCATATTGACACAATATCATCTGGAATGGTCACATACCCGTGTGTATAAGTAAGTCGAATTGTTCTTGGACCTTTCAACCACACACCTTTTAGTCGATATAACAAACCAAAATTTCCAAGTTTGTAATCCACATTCTCAACTAATGTCACACCATTTTCGATGACTTCTGAAATAGACAGCACTGGCAATTCAGGAAGCAACATCCACTGATATCCATTACCATCTAATTCAACTTCATCATCTTCAACATGCACAATAATTTGCCTACAGTAATTCTGAATTGCTGCGGATGCATCTTTTATTGCTTGCAATACTGCGGCAACTTGCACAGGTTCAACTATATCAATTTGAAGAAGTGTTGATACATCCTCAACAGTACAGAATTCTGCCATAATTAATCATCCTTTCCAAAATATTCTTCGAGAGCATTCCGCGCATTTTTAGATAGAAAATCCCAATTAGCGTATTCCAATTCTTTGAAAGTTTTTATGCCGTGGTTGCGGATTTTTTGCGCAGTATTTTCACCAATTCCAGGAATGTCAGTAAAATCTTGAAGATCTATTTCTTCTTCAATTTCTTCTATATCTTCTATACTGACTTCCTGCTTTTCCACCCGCTTAGTCACTTGAGGTTGGATCATTTTATTCTCTACCTGCAGCTGCATCTTGATATAACCTTTTGCAATTGCATCCTGCTTATGCATTTTTGCAAACCGACCTTTTGAAATTTCTACTCGGATTAGATTATTATTTTTAGCCATTTGTTCTCCTTCCAGTACGGAACTTTTGTATAATTTTATCTTCATCTCCAGAAAAACATTTCACAAATCTTCCAGGAGACACTTCAACTTTTATCATTTTCTCACCACTGCGTGGATGTATATTTCTTATTCTTGCAGGCTTCGGATTTTTAGTTCTTGCTGTCCCTGTTCCGAACCAGTGATGTACAAAGAATACTTCCCGGCCTTGTCTACAATTCCACGTGTACGGAACAGTAGTAAACACTGCATCAGATAACAATAACGCACGCAATAATGCAACTTGTTCATCCCAATTTTCAAACCTCAACCATTCTTCAGACCATAAATCAAATAATTTATTTGTTACCTCATTCTTTTTCCAGAAAATCATTCCAGAATTATGATAAAGCATAATAGTATTGTTAAATAATTTACATGTGTATTTGCTTTCTTTATCACCTGCCACCGTATCAACTATTGTCCTTGTTTGTGTCTCAGCAATAATGACATCAGCATTTTTTAACAGCGAAAATCCTATATCAGGTGACTTCCTAAATGATGTGTCCGCATCTACATACAGTGTCTGATCAAATGGAGTCAATTTTGCCATGAGAGGTTTGATCCTGCCAGCCATAAATTTGAAATTAGCAGGTGCTGTATCACTATACGGATTTGCATCGACATAAATAAATTTCACATCCCTATTTTTGAAATAATCCTCGGCAATTTTGTCACCGATAATACACACTGGATGTTTAGACAACTTACGTAACGATGCAATGCTTGCTGATGCTTGAATGCAAGCTTGTGAACCCCAACACATATATATTACGCCAGATGTCATAATAATATCCTTCTAAATGCTATTGTAAAATCACGCAATCCAACCAATTCCCACTTAGATTTTGTCCGCACCCTCTCGCCGTCCCACCATTCTATAACAGCTCTCGCAACTCCACCTATTGAAGGATAAAACATATCATGCAATGATACAACTCCACCTAATTTTATGAATGGTGTCCAATTGTTCAGATCCCTTTTCACATAATTATATTCATGATTTGCATCAATAAATAAAAATGAAATTTCTCTGTTCCAATCTTTTACTGCTTCATCAGTTGTTTTTGCAATTAATTCAGGCGGACGCAAATCAACTTTTCTTAAATTACTTGCCCATTTCTCTGGTGTTGCCCGTGTACGATCATTCGGCATTTCACTAAATGCATCTACACTAACAACTTTTGCATTCCATATTTTTGCAGCCTGCACAAGAATAGAAGTCGAACGACCTAAGTAACATCCTAACTCAACTAACAAACCTTTACGACGGGCTAACTTATATAAAAATGCGGCTTCACTTTTTCTGTATAGACCAGGAACTTTGAAAGCTTTTTTGACAGCTCTATCAATCTCTATATTTGTCATTTTGGCGCACCTTGCCGTGAGGCTGTCCTATGCTTATGAAACACAAAGTTGACTTCTGATTGTTTATGCGTATTGAACTTTTCACGCATTGTTGCAATTCTGACTGGACATTGTTTCATCGCTCTGGCAAGTGCAAGTTGATCATGCTTTCCAAAGCGTTCCCATTCGCGGTTCCAAATCTGAAATAATTTTCTATTCCTATCATTTCTCTTGAAGAAAATGACACCAGAATTATAATAGATCATATCCATACCGACTTCTGTTTTTGTTTTCTGTAATTCTGCTTTATCTAGTCCAGACCAATTTACATTGAATAATCGTCTGTTTACATCTTGACCCATAACTACATCAACATATTTTAACAATTCAAATCCAAATGAAGGATCTTTTTGTACCTCTGTATCGGCATCTAAAAACAATGTTTCGCGGAATGGAGAAAGTGAATACATCCTTGTTTTTTGAGCACGTGCTCCTGCATCAACTTCTTTATGAATAATGCTAAAACATGCGCCTGGAATTTCTTCGTCACTTACAACAGCAACTGGAAGTTCGGAATATTTTCGTAAATGTTGAATACTATTGAGAACTTGAGCTTTTGCTTTTTCTCCATAGGCCACATACAGCACCCCTTGTTCTAACAAAATATTGCGGAAGGCAATCATTGTTCCATCCCGCTCTATCTCCTCATATTCAGAATTTCTCCAATCATCAACTGCTTGTTTTACTTCTGGTCTTTTCAATTTGTCACTATGTGGTATTCCATAATCATGGATGCATACAGCACCGCCTTCACTGATCTTAGGAACCCATTTGTTCAAATCATTCATACATTCTTCGTATGAATGGCCGGCATCTATGTGCAGCAATTCAATTTTATGATCAAATTTGTCAGCTACATCATCCGTCTTTCCAACATAAAATTCAGCATCTACACCAACATTTTTCAAATTTGTTTTTGTTTGTTCAAGTGTAGAACCCTGGTAATTACGATGACTCATATCTCCGAAAAAGTCGACGCCGTATAATTTGGCTTTAGGATTTGAAAGACCCATTGCTGCGAGTGAGCGGCCTTTGAAGCACCCTAATTCAGAAATTGATCTTGCTGACCAAGCCATCCTACATAACACCGACAATTCATTATCAGTCATCAAACCATGAATACTTTTTGCTTGTTCAGGGATGACTTTCATAAAAAACCTTTATGTGTTGGAGGCATGCGTAGACGCCTCCAACACTATTACTTTATGATTATGTGGCTGCAAGCAAATCAACTTCGCAGAAGCCAGACGGTCGGATAACACCCATTGCGGCACGAAGTTCAGCAAGGATTGCTACCATGTTACGAATGAAGAAGTCTGAATGACTATCGGACACTTGAATTGTTGCCGCTTCGCGGTCCCATAATACCATCTTTCTCCAATCACCAATAAGTCCTGTGCCTACAGGAACGCGGGTGCTGGTAACAATCGGAACACTCCATAATTGTGCTCGCCCAGACATTAGTGGTCCACCCCAATAATATCGGTCTTCAGCATCTTTCAGAAGTTCAATTGTTTCCCAGTCTGTCGGGTTCAAAACCCATGCAGTTGGTCTGACACGACCAGTAACCTGCAAAGCAGTAATTGCTTTACGAGTTGTGGTCAAAATATCAGTATCAAATGCTTGAGTTAGTACACCCGCAGTGTTTAACAATCCGGTGAAGTTTTCTCCAGCACCGTCTCCGTTGATGAGTTGATCTTCTAACTCTTCATTGAGATCATCACGAAGTTCTTGGTCAATAATGCCTCGAATTTGAGCCGCATCAGACAAAGCACGTTTTGTTGCAGGGATCCAAACAGCAATGGTTTTGACGGGTTCCTGCACCTTTTCAAAAGCCATTGCAGCTTCTGGCTTTAGACCAGAAACTTGGCCAGGATAACTGGTGTAATCGGTTACATTGGACTCTGGCACTGTTGCCGCTTGGCTGACACCCAGAGTTTGTCGGACAAATTCTACCAGATCACTTACAGTTGATCGACGGGAAATAAGTCCCATAATGGTAATGGGATCACGGCCTAAAGGCTCATAAATTCCAGTGTAGTCAGTCTGAACAAACGCACCTGCACTTATAACGTCAGTGCCAGTAATAAGATCTTTGAACAGATGTTTGAACTCTACTGGAGGAGACGAAAGACCTTTCCGTCCATCGGGAATATGTCCGTTTGGTGCAACATTTTCCAGCCAACCTTTCCACTCTTGTGAATTCACAAATCGTTCACCGATTGTGGTTCCCTTACCCTGTTTTACAGGATCTTGTTTGGTTAACTTTTGAGCAGAAAACTCTGCATCCAGTGCTTTGATAGCATCTCGCAATTGAGAGTTGCTTTCTTGTTCTTTGATTTTATTCTTCAGATCACGCGCATCTTCCATCATTTTGGTGACTTTCTCGCGTTCATCAGCAGTAAAATCCCGACCGGCTTTTTCAGCCTCATCCGCAATCGTGCGGACTTGTGTTAACAATTCTTCCAATTTCTTATTCATTGATTATTCTCCATCTTCTAATAATTCTAATTGAACAAGGATAACAGTAGGTGATACTCCGCTCGACTCACCGTTGCCGGTCTGGTCTTCGTTATTTTCTATTATATCACTTTTTTGACCCTTATTACTTTTTATTGCAGTTGTTTCTGTTCCAATTCCAGCACCAAGAAATACAGGGGCAACTTCATGCACCTTCAATGACTTTAGATATCTTACATATTTACCGTCTTTTTCGCCGTTTTCAGCTTCAAGGATGTCAAATCCATATGACCATTCCTGCAATTCAGCTAAATTTTTGACTGTTTTATAAGTTTCTAATCCTGGCGTGGTGTCAAGGAAAAACTTTCCATCGACCCACGCTTTTTCATTATCTGCGTGAATTTCACCGCGGCCCACTGGAAGATCCTGCCACCGATGACCCCAGTAAGAAATTCTTACTTTTTGTCCATTAGTGAATGCGCCAGGCAATGTAATGTCACCATCATAGTCGATGACATTTAATCGACTGAATACAGCTTGAAAAGTTCCCTCTTCACCGTCATCTTCTTTTAATTCAATAGCTGCTCTAAATGTTTTCTTCTCCATATTATTCTCCTTTCCTGCCGCATGAATACATGCGAAGATTGCTTCTTCATCTGTTCTTCTGTCCAATTTTGTGCCACTGTTGGTGGATTATCATACGACCATGGCATAATAATCTCCTAACGATTGAACTTCACCGTACATAAACAATTTGAATTATTTTCCGCACCTCCAGCAGGATCACCAGGCCATTTCATCCCGTTTGAAAAAAGTTCTCTAATACCAACGGTTTCACCATCCATCTTAAGATGATCGTGTCTCGGTTTATTACTGTTTGTCACCCATGTTTTTGACTTTAGTTTTCCAGCTTTTGCTCCTTCAATTGCACCAAAATTACTTATTGATGTCAACGATGTGATTGCTTGAGACAGTGCCCAAACACCCACAGCTGTCAAAAATACATTTTTGACACTAAACATCGGATCCTCGGCTTTGATTGCTTCTGACAAAGTGTTGTATGTATATTCATTTACATTTTGTGCTTGCACCTCAGAGTGCTTTGTGATCCACGGAACCAAAAGATCAAGTGAAAATTCTACTCCAACCATATTCGTAATTCTTGATGCCCAAGCATTTGCAGAAAACAAATTCATCTTAATAAGATCTTCTTGCAATTCGCGGTTCCAACGTTCTGAGTCCCACCAGACACCTTCAGAATATAAACTATCGAGCGCTCCTGGTAAAGCACTCAAAACCGTTCTTTCCTGCCTCTGGTAATGATCTATGTATAGTTCTGTCCAACGTAATCGGTGCGCTTCAAACATTATAGGATCTGTGCCAGAAATAACTATCTCATCCTGCTTTTTATATTTGAAATTTTTCTCTCCGTTGTAATCAACATCATCACTACTATCTGAGTCATTCGGGCTCGCTTGGGTACCCATCAAAACATTGAGTGGTGTAACCAATTGATCCGCACCTGGATCATCAAGTTTAGGAAGGTTCATAATTGTGCGACCTTCATTGGCTGTCATCCATGGTCGTCCAATTGCACTTTGTAAACTTTTTGATTGCGTCTCAAAATCACCTTGCAACTTCTCAGCAATGTTGAATTCCATAAACACACCTTCAGCATCCTCAACTTCTGGAAGTAATTGAGATTGAAAGTCTTGTTCTAACATTGACAAATACGGACCAATAACATCAGTGTACAACATTTTGTGTTGCTCTTGAATGTTAGAATATGTTGCATTATCTAAAATTCCTACCAATGGTGGTGGAATATGATAAGCACGGGCGCATTCTTCACGAGTCAATTTTCGTCCTTCCATATACTCACTTTGTTCTGGAGTAAATGAGACACTCTTCCAAGTCATCCCTTCTTCAAGAATTGCTGTTTTTGCACTGTTTTCTGGGCCAGCATGAAGTGCTTCGAACTCTGCTTTGAACCTTGTTCTTGCTGTTTCAGACCACTTTGGTGCTGCGATCGGCCGCTCAATTACACCAGATATGCGAGCTGAATTCTGCCAAAAATGTTCTCGATAGTCTCCAGCTGCCTGCTCTTCCGCAAGAATTCTTCGCAATGTTTCAAGTGGAGACAACCCTGATGTACTGCTGTTTGGATTGTACCCACCAATATGAACAACTGTATCGGGATCATATAACTTTCGCTCGCCTCCGAAGTTGAATTCATATTGGGTAGGCACTAATCCTCCGTGCACCGTGATGTATTGCGGTGGAAGACGCAATAATCCAAGAGGCGCACCCTCTATCTTTATTTTTAGCATGAAGGCATTCAAGTATATTCCATAGTCTGCCATCAATGACTCGATCATCCTGTACCGAGTCACTTTATATTCTGCAGGAAGTGGCTTGTTCAAAACAGACACAAGAGGATGATCATTTAGTCGAATTTTATTTCCATCAGCATCTTTTCTGAACACGTGTATGCCCAATTGAGCAACATTTCTAGCAATAAAATCGACACATGTCCGAACATTTGGTTGAGCACTGTATAATGCAGCATAATCATAATTTACTCGATTATACATCATTATGCTTCCTGGATGACTAGGCCACCAGTCTGCTGGCATATCTGTAAGTGTGGCATTGGATATTACAATAGGCATTATCTCACCACCTGTATAAAATCGATGTTTTGTGCATCAATCATTACCTCTCCATCCACTTCTACTGGCGCGCTTTTTATTCGTAATAATTGTGCATTTTTTAATACAATATAATTGCGGGTATGCTTATACAATACACCTTTGAACACTGTGTCTGTTTTACAATTTACTACAACTTCCCGTAGTTCAGGATAGCGGTTAAATACCATTTTTGCTCCTTACGGGGCTTAGTCCAATATAAACCATTATAACATATTATACTGTTTCAAGTCCACGTTCTTCGTATACAGATTGTCCATCACTTACACGTCTCATTGCCCTGTCCATTGCCATAATCAGTGCAACCATTCCATCAATTCTTTCCGTACTTTTTTCTTTATCTGGCTTATAGTTACCTGCGGCATCCATAACAACTACAAGATTGTTTGCCATCCAAGTCAGCACGGGGTTATTTCCATGTGACAGCTGATGACCGATAATCAACCGTTCCAGATCCTTTGTAGGCGGTGACATGCTTGCATATCCCTGACCGAATTGCACCATAAATTCACTGCCCCCAAGATCCATGAGTTCTGTTTGAATTTTTGAAGCACCCCAGCGGTCAAATGCAATTTCCCTGAGATCATAGGCCTGCATATCCTCATCTATCTGATGAATAATCCACTCATAATCAATAATCTCGCCTGGTGTCGCGGTAATAAATCCTTGACGCACCCAAACATCATACGGAACCCTATCCCTCTTTACTCTTTCTAATATTGCCATCTCTGGAATGAAAAAGCGGGCTAAAATTTTATATGTATCTTTAGGAACCTCGGGTGGAAATACCAACAAAAAAGCTGAAATGTCTGTATTACTCGACAGATCTAACCCTCCATAACACGTGCGTCCGCGTAAACCATCTGCATCTACTGGTCCTCCACATCCTTCCCAATGTTCTACGCTGATCCATTTAGTTACCGATTGTGTCCATATGTCAAGATGAAGCCGCAAAAAAGCGTTCAATTGTGACGGCATTTCTTTTGCCCGCTTTACTAAAAGCCTCATATCCTCAATCTTTTTTGACACATGAAGGTTCGGATTGGCTTTTATCCAAACACTTTCATCTTCCCAGTCATCATCTTTATCAAGAGTAAAAATTACACCGAACCACGAGTCATCTTCGATAATTCCGTCTAACACTTTTTCAGTATACTCATGTTGTTGGAAACAAAGTGACTGACGGTCATAACCTGCAGTTGTAATTGCAAACATCAATGATTGACGACGGGATCCGGTTGCTGTTTCACATACATCCCAAACATCCCGGCCATTCCATTTATGAATTTCATCTGCCAGTACCCCGTGAACATTCAATCCGTCAAGCGTATCAGCATCTGCTCCTAATGGTTCAAATTTTGAAGCGGTGTTGAGAATGTGAATATTATCTCTGAACACAGTACATTCACGTCTTATTTCTGGTGATGATTTTACCATGCGTGTTGCTTCACTGTGTGACAGCCGTGCTTGATCACGCTTAGTTGCAACCGAATAAATTTCAGCACCTGGTTCATCATCAGCAAGCATAAGATAGAGGCCAACACCGGCGGCAATTGTTGTTTTTCCTGACTTACGTGCTGTCTCCAAATAAGATGTTCGGAACCTGCGGAAGCCGTTTTTCTTTTTCCACCCAAAGATCATCGCCAGAATAAATTGTTGCCAGGGTTCCAGTGTGATCGGTCTTCCTGCCCATTCACCTTTTGAATGCTTCAATAATGAAAAGAATACGATGATCTTTTTAGCTGCAGCATGATCAAAATATAGGCCTCTTTTCTTTCCTTCATCAAGATCCTTCCGATGCCGTTTACACGCAGCCTGCACCCAATGACAAGCGATGACTTTTCCACTCAAAACATCTTCAATGTACTGTTCATAAGTGAAAGTCGGTGGACTCATTGGCTGACTTTATCTTTCACTTCAGCATCGTGTGTCATTTCAAATAATTTATCAGCAAGTGAGTCAGGTTCTTTTGCATCAGTGAATTTGATGCGTGATCTTTCTGCAGGTGTCAGCCCAAACTCGCCAAAAAATCGACGGATCTTTTCAAAAGCCATTGATGACACATTGACCCACGGACTCATCTTAGGTAAGCGGCCTCTTGGCGGAATATACGTGAGGCCTTCATCCTTGATGTGCTGTTCAGCTTCTCGCCATTTGCCCACTTCCGCACAAAACATGGCAAATGACACCATATCAATTGCTTTGAACAATTCGGCATTCAACAATTGTTTGCCCACATCATACCATATTTCCACCGCAAGATCATTCAATTCTGACGGCGGCTTCGGCATTCGTGTTAGCGGTTTGAATCTTTCCTCAATTGCACCCTTTGCCCTGTCGGGTCGATAGGTGCCTCCTAATTTCTTTTCTGCTATAGGCTTCGGTCTCATATTTTATCCTTTCAATTGCTTATTGAAAATGATTTTCATTATCGATAAAATGATGCCTGGGCATTGACGGAGAAAACTCCGCATTACCGACACGGTACGGAACATGCATGTATGTCGTCCTTCGACCCACCTTACCCCTTGCGATTACCATATCCACCACCGTGTGTTGCTGTGTGCCGACTGTGATGTGACTTACACATTGATCTTAGGTTTATAAAATCATGGGTGCCACCGTCCCTCAATGCTAGGATGTGATCAACTTCTGTTGCTGGCCTACCGCACCCTGGTATACAGCATATGGGATTAATCTTTAAGAATTCTTCTCTGATTGCACACCATCTTGCACCGTATCCTCTTTTCGAAGGAGATGGCCTTTTAACACGCGGCTGCAGGTGTTGATGTTCATTACAATAGGAACCAGATCCTTTTATTAGATTGATGCAGGTAGGTACTTTACATGGTCTTCCAGGCTTCATTGGACTCATAATTTTATTATAACATGGTTTTTGTGCTGCACGCCTATCTAACATACGATAGTTGAAAAAAACACAATTTTGTAGTGATTTTTAAGATTTTCCCTTTTAACTCTCTATACTTAAATTTTTATAATAGTAACATAATAGTAACAATTTCCAATGACCTTAATACTAAAAAGCAGCAACTATGCTACAAAATTGTGTTTTTTTCAACTATGTTATGTTACGGGTGCGTTCAAAGCCATTTAATGGCAGGGTGCTGTTGGAGCAAATTTCAATGATTTTCGGCCATTTTTGATGATTTTTAACCATTTTTCAGTGATTTTTGACCATTTTTCAGTGATTTTTAGTCAATTTTTAATGTCATTATGCTATTACACATTGTCCCGGTGTGAAATAATTACCGTAATTATTGCCTCCAACCACCATAATTACGGTAATTATTTCACATTGGGGTGTTGTGTACATCATTTTTGCATCATTTTTATACATAATTTTCAACCAAAAACTATCATATATGACAAATAATTTTCTTATGTACTTTTTATAAATAAATGTATATAATAGATAAAATTCTATTCGCCTAAGGAGGGCACCATGTCTTATTTGACACCGAAAGTACGTGATTATTTGTCAGATCATTATGACGAAATGTATGAACAATTCAAGAAAATTTTAGAGCAAACTAAATATAATTATCCAAGAGCATATGCTGAATTTCGAAAACTTCATCCACAAATAAAATTAACTTCATATGCTATAGGTGAATTCATCACTGCTGCAGATCTTGCTCCATTTCAGCTCAAAAGTCAGATTGAACCCTATAAGCAAGCTAATCGATATTTCAAATCATTAGAAGAAGAAGTTTTGCAGTTTATGAATGAAACATTAATTCAAAGCAAATTCAAACATATCGCTGTTATAGACTTATGGAATGCATACGAAAGATGGGCGGTGCAGGAAATGGGATCTGTTTGTACTGTATATACAAAATTTCTAAATGCAATAAAAGAAAACATCAATCGTATGAAATTTGATACTGTAATTGAAATGTATGATCAACGTTGGACACTGATCCATGTAGACTACAAAATATTTGATAAATAGTGACATTTGTCACATGACATCTATGATTAATGGTATTAGCTCTAGCACCATGATACCCGTTAGAATGGTGGTATACCACCAAACAAGGAGCAAAAAATGAAATCAACTTTCGGATTACGAACTCTAAGTCTAAGATATTTACCAGTAAAATACATAGGTATGAATAAAGCAGAAATCAATTTTAGTACCATTGAACATCATATTGCAAATTTTGATGTAATGAAAAACATCCAAGTTTATTTCAACATGGAATTTTATCAGTTTGCAAATGAGCTTGTAAATGAAGATGCTGAAATTATTGGATGGGAATATCGTTCAGGCGATAAAATACTCGTCGTCAATTTTGATGAATGCAATTGTTCAAATTTTTGGAATTAAAATAAAGGAGAATGAAATGATCGAACTACAATCAATCAGAGTAAAAGTGAATTATCCGGAGGCTGAAGCCTCACCTGCCGAACAAGCACAACTTGAAGAACAAAAACGACTGCAAGAATTGTGGAACATTGAACTTCTAAATGAAATTGACGGCTGGGATCGCTTACCAATGATAAACCTATCTTGGGCACTTGATAGTCTTTTAGAATATGGGATTTGCAGCTTTGATCCACCTACCACTGGCATCATGACCCGCATGGGATTATTAATGAATAAAGAGAAATTGGTTCACGTCAACAAATTTCTTTGGGACTTATTGAAACAGATTGAAAGCCGCTAAACAATGACAACAATGAAAAAGTATGAATGTAAAATATGTGGCGATTACGGATGGGACCTAGTTGATGGTGATGGCGGAATTGTTGAGAAGAATTTCTGTAAAACATGTGCGCAAACTATTATCAAATTGGAGCGAATGGATAAGATGAAATCACGTACAATAGAAATAATCGACAATCATATCAAGGCTTTGGAAGAAGAGCTCGAATGGTATCAGGAGAAAAACCAAGAGTGGCAGGAGAAGTGCGAGCGTCTCCGTGAGCAGTTGCGGTGGCATAGTATGGATGAGAAGCCACCACTTGAGACTGCTAATTGCTCTAAGACTGTACTTTTAGATGTTGATTATGTTGGAGTATTCAAAATGTATTACAACTATTTATCAGAGCTGTGGGTTGGCATACAAGGCAAACAAGAATATTTTAGGCAACAAGACTTTAAGAATATAAATGCCCGTTGGTGCTACATTCCCGATGACAACCTTAGAGGCAGTCAAACAAGCACTAAACGAGGAGTGGGATGAGTGAAAAAAAAATATTGAAATTACAGAAGTTTTGGATATTGATAGTGGGGGTGTACTTGGCTATATGGGATCTGGACATATTGATAAAGAACTATTTAAAAACAGCGTTGTTGTTGAATTTGAAGCCGATATAACAATAGATGAGATTAATCACATCTATGTGAAGCGTATTCCAGTAAACCGTTATGAAAAAGATTACTGTGGTGTATCAACAAGATATAAATTTAGTGTTACAAAACGTAAATATTATAGTCCTGTAACTTGGTGGGCTACTAAAGATTTGTTTAGAGGGAATAATGAGTAAAAATTATAACAACGAAATACTTAACGATTGTTCGTGGTTTGCTGAAAAACACAGAGGTAAAAACAAACTATCGGGCCCACACTGGTCAACCATTATTAGGTTTACTCCTCTGTTTGATGAAGCTGCAAGATTACAACAAAGGGTTGATACTTTGGAAGCGTATATTAGTGATTTTATACCTGACGAGGAGTGAGATGAGATGTGAAGGATGGAGAAGATATGGTGGAATGATGACGCTTGGGCCTGTTACATGGGAACAATGTAAAGAAGAAGCAATCGTATCTATAAAAGTAAAACAAGAAGGTGAAATATCTACATTTTCAGCATGTATGGTTTGTTGGAAAGAAGCTATAAACACCAAAGAAATTGAAGTTATTGAAGCTGTCCCCATTATGGATGGTGAATGATGGAAAAACAACCACCAAAACAAATTTATTTACAAGCATACGAAAGTAATTCTTATGATGATAATACCTGGTGTCAAAACAAGATAAATGATGAAGATATTGAGTACATCTTGCAATCGGAATATGACCAACTCAAAGCGGAGAATGATAAGCTAGTTGAAGCGTTGCAATCCATGTTTGACGCTTGTATGAAGGCAGACGAACAAGGTGAATTATCCGAATTAATAAGTGGAGAATTGCTTGATAGTGTTGGAAAGCTATTAGGGTATACACCAGAGAACGCAATCAAGAAAGAACGGGAATATTTAGAGGCAATCAAACAAGCCTTGAAGGAGGTGAAGGAATGATAAAAAGATACATCAAAATTACACATAATAATGACGAACAAAATTACATTGAAACAAGAGAAAATATTATGAACGCAATGGATGGTGAATTGGACGGATTTTTAGAATATGGTGAAATTGGTGACTCAATAAATTTAACCATAATTGAAATGGAAAAATCAGAATATGAAAAACTTCCAGAATTTACAGGATGGTGACGAAATGAGCAAACATGATTGGTCAGATCTAGATTATAAAGTATTCTACAAGCGGTATGATAATCCTTTGGAGTTACAAGTGTGGCTAGAGAAAATGAAACATGAAGAAGGACTTGACCTTGTATCGTTTAGTCTAGAGTATTTTGTATTTAAGCCAGAACAAAAAGAGGTGACGAAATGAACAATATACTAGAAACTTACGCACGAGATTGGCTAAAAATAAATCTTGCCGTTCTTCCAAAGTCAAGCCATGAAATGTTTAAGAGAATGTATGCAGATGGGAATATGGAGTTAGATATAAACATAGTTGTTGATAAAATGCCACAAAAAAGATTAGATTGGGCTATGGTGCAGGTTCAAAATAGTTTAGTTCGCTTAGCAAAAGAGAGGTGAAGGAATGAAAACTTATAATAGTAGTCTAAAGAGATGTGAGTTTAGATGTGATAAATGTAATGAGCTAATATCAGCAAACGAGGACGAACAATTGGCATTGAAAGAAGCACGAAGGGTGCTGATACTGGGCGGTGGGGTTTGGGAACATCCTCATTGGGGAATAGTTTGTCCTAACTGCATTACGTATAGAGGATAAGGTGACAAAATGACAACATCGTTTCAGTCCCTTCTGTCGGAAATGAATGTAGCAATTGCACGTGCTGATCAAATCATATTAGAAGGGACTGAATTGCTAAATATGCTAAACAAAAAGGAGAACACGATGAATGATTATGATAGAATTAAAGCGCAAATAACAAAAAAAGTCGATAAACCAACACTACAGGAAGTAATCCGCGACATTGAAGTCACAAAAGCAGAGGTGGAAGCGTATCGAAAGATAAAAGAAGGACTTGAAACATTATCCACAATGCCAGAACTTAGTAGTGTTGACCGCAGAATGCATCATATGAATTCAATAAAGTATGCTGATCTGGAAAGACGGTGCGGTGAATTTCTACAGAAAATTGAACAATATAAAAAAGATCTGGAAAATGAAAATAATTCGTGATACTGAATGTTATGGTCTATTGATGATCCCATTATTTGTACAACAAGGCATCAAAAGATGTAATGTCAAAGATTGCAAAAATAAACCGACCACGGTCATTGTTGACCTGCACCCTGATATTCCAATAGTGGGAATGTGTGAAGATCATTTTCAGGCTGCAAATACCGGCACACTTGTAACATATACGTTTGAATTCAATGAATTTGATGCTTTCAAACAATCTGAATAGTACCATTTGTCATAATACATCTATGACGAATGGTATTGGCTCCTCTTGATGTTTTGACGGTAGAATGGTATCATACCAGCTAAACAAAAGGAGTTTAAAATGAACCAGACACCAGTAATTACCGCAACAAAAATGAATGAATTTTTAATAAGTTTTTGTGACATTTATGCTGATCATCTTCATCGACGTGGCAGCACCTTCATAATGAGATGCACTTTCTTTTACACCCATGGAAAAACGGCAGAATTCTTCGCGAACAAACTTCGTAAAGCCGGCCTTATTGTTTTGAACACAGACGAAGTTTGGAACCCATGGCCAAAAGACTCATATTGGGAAGTTCAATTCGAATTACCGCCTAACAAAACAACCTATGATTTGATGTAATAAAACAGCCTCCGGCAAATTACCGGAGGCTTTTTCTTGGGTCTGGGGATGACTACCAAGAATGCTGATGGCAATTACATTTGGGATTACGACATTTGAAGCCAGGTGTCTTCCAATCCTGTCTTTGAATACCTGCCCACATTGATTGAACCAACCGATCCACGGTGCTGACATAATTCTGCCGCACCGTCTCAAGCACATAAGCACGAGGTGCATCCATCCGCTTCACAACAATAAGATGACGGAACCGACCCCGGTGCTGCCGTTCGCCGATGTTCAAAACATCCATAGCGTACAAATAAAAGTCTGGCTGTGTTTCATCTTCTGCGCGGGTGTGACCCCAGTCATTCCAGCTTGTTTTGATGTCCATAGGGACACCATCTGTGCATACAATATCTATATATCCGATGATGGGTACCGGCACGCCTGGAACCAAGAATTCTACATACCGCTCAACTTCTATTGCCTCAATGCCCTCAATGATGAATTGAACCATGGGATCACTAAGAATTGTTTTTCCCTCTTCTTCCAGTTTATCATATGCATCTTCAGTAAGCATCATTCCCATTGCCCTGTCATTGAAAGCGTCTTGAAGATGTTTTGAAAATGTGAGGTATGCCTCTGATGTCTTATTGAGAATGTCGCTCTCAATTGCGCTGTGTGCTGCTGTACCAAAAATTTGTGCACCTGATGGCGGTGACAATTCCTGCTTGACATATCTGACATACCAGGCCCGTGGACAGTGATGCCATAATGAAACACTTGAGTAAGAAAAGTGATCGAATTCCATATCAGTATACTCCTGTATATTCAAGGGCATTGTCGGTCAGCCGCATTCCTGGCCATGCGAGTTTACCCTTATGTTTTATAGTGTTAGTTTTATCAATATTTGCGTTCAAACGGACTCTTTTTCCGAAGCCGTCTGATGACATTATAAACCGCTGACCATTTTCTTTTGACCAGCCAACATATGCTTTATACAACAGATGTCTTTCAACAGCATATTCGGGATCTTGTGTTGTACATTCTTCAAGAAATTGTGCAACAATGTCCATTTCCGACCTGTAATCATTTGTTGCAGCAGTCACTTCGTCGGGATCTTGTAGTCCATATTTGAACCACTGAATAGCACCCTTGACAGCCCAATTCAAAATGCCTTCAGCTTCTTCTATCAGCTTCTTGTCAACCAGATCCCTGTTCAATCGCTTGTCTGCAGGAATAGGTGTTTCAAACGGAATTAATTTGAGTCGTCTCCAAATAGCAGTGCTGATGCCGCGAACAATTGGTTTTTCATTTGTCCTTAACCATAATTTGAATTGTGGTGTGTAGTAAAACGGTTCTTTGAACTTTTTGCAGGCCTGTAAACTATCACCGCCGGTGATCTGTTTTATCAGTGCCTCGTTAAATTTCTGTCCTTCATCAGCTTCATTGATAGTAACAAACCTGGTGCCTGGAAGTTGTGCAAGTGAGCTATTTACCAAATTATTTTTATCTTTAGTGACAAAAATATCAGCATCACTCATTTGTCCATATGACCCAATAATCTTTAGAATCATTTCTAAGATTGTTGACTTTCCGTTGTTTCCAGCTTCACCCCAGCAAATAAATAAACATTGTTCTGACACGCTTCCTGTGATACTGTAACCCACAGCACGCTGCATATAATTAATCAGCTTTTTATTTCCTGCAAATGCCAGATCCAGGGTATTCAACCAAAAAGGACATTCGGCTTTTGGATTGTAATTTATTTTTGTTTGATGTGTAATATAAAATGATGGTGAATTCTCTACAACTTTTCCATTGCGCAAATTCACTAAAGCATTCGGTGTATTCAACAGATGTAAGTATTCTTGAGAGTCAAGATCATCAGGTTCAACGCGGATCCGTTCACGTGCACTGGCTAGAGCAATAGCTGCTTTCAGCTTTCCTTGATTAAGTGATAATTGTGCCCAATGTGCTTTTTTAGCGGCAACTTTTGATTGGCCTGGTTGTTTACTTTCGGCCAATGCATCACTTCTCATTGAAGCCATCAAATCTGTTGCCAACATAATTACATTTGCATCATCCGAATCATTTTCCCAGAATGATTTGTTCCACACATACCAGCCCATTCCCTGGATGTATCGTATTTTATTGTAGGAGGTGCTGACAATCAGATCGGCATTATCGGTGTCTGTTGTTGGAATTCCTGCTGCTTCCTCTTTAGCTTTTTCTTCTTTCTGAACTTTTTTGAATGCACTATCGATTGATTTGTTAATTTCTTCTTCTGTGACATCTTTGGCATTATTTGTTTTGCACCATTGAACAATCGCAGCTTTTACAAAATCTGGTGATGCACCCTGTCTTGCAAGGACAAGAGAGGCGTGATAGATGCTTTCATTCCGCCGTCCTTTTGTCATCTTCTGTCCTATGGTGTCATAGTCACCGTCATCACCTTTTGCTAAGATTAATTCAAGCAGCCAATCCGGCATGGGTGCTGGTGGAACAGTGTCTGGTGCGTTGATCCATTCATACTGATTACCATTATTGTGTATTGATGGTGGAATGACTACCTGACCCCTGTTTCCACGGATATCTACGCCAGGACCGAATGACAAGGGTGAATTCCCTATGTTATGTCCTTTAGGATATTGAAAGTAAAGATGTTTGCCACCTCCGCCTGTAAGACATTCTGCAGTTGTAACTGGGCCAAATTTCCGTTCAATTCGCGACCATGTCTGCGCACCTCCGTTTTTAGGATCAACATCAACCACAACAATGTTTGATATTTCACCAGTCGCGACGCCGTAGTTACAATCTGGAAATCTATCTTTCCAGGTGGATATGACAGCAAGATCATTGGTGGCTTTTTCCGGCCAACTTTTGAAAATAGGTACCTTGTCTCTTGCTTTTAATGGATGAATAAAAAATGTTTTTGGAATGTGAAATTCAGTCATATCATCATTATAACATCACAATCAGAAATTCAAACATTGAAATATAAAAGTAAGGAAGAATGTCATTTTCATGTATTAGTACCAAATATCATAGATATCTATGCCATTCGGTATTAGTACTTCGAGCACCCAAAGGTTTAGAATGGTATCACCAATTCAAATTATTCAAGAGGAGCAAAAATGAACGCAAACATAGTTACCAAAAATATAAGATCTGCAGATTTGAAAGTAGGAACATCCTATATCGGAAAAGTTACCGTAAAAGATGACCGCGGTATTCGTGAACAAACAATAATGTTTACTGTAACTAAAATCAGCTTTTCATTGCCTCGTACAAGCGCACCGGACAAGCCATATGTATCAGTCAAAGAAATAATGACTAAGTATGGTGCAAAGACATTCGGTGATTTGAATTCATACGGAACTATCAAAGCATATGGACAAGTACTTGGTAATGCAGAACCCCGCGAAATCAGACTCTTAGGATTTGAACGATGGTACTCGACCGAATACTACCTACCTATGAAATTGCAGGAAGTAATTGAGGGTGCTGACCTTCAAAAACTCAATAAAGAAGCGCGCAAGAATGAACTCAAACGATTGATTGAACACAACAAAAACAATTATGTAAACTTGCAGAATGCACTATTTGCTCTCGATAAACAGATTGCTGTATATCGCGAAGAATTACTTCAACTTAATATGGAAGATTAAAGTCATACCATTTGTCATAGTGAACAAGTGACAAATGGTATTGGCTCCATCAGTCACAATGTGAGTAGAATGGATCTATCGTATCAAACATTTACTAAACAAAAGGAGAATGAAATGGCACACAACTTATTTGGAGAAAGATTTGCAGGAAAGCGCGAACCAGCATGGCACGGTCTGGGAACAGTATTCACTGATAACATCACACCTTACGATGCAGTGAAATTGGCAGGACTGGATTATGACATCGTAAAAGTTCCGTTGTCAGCACAGTTGGAAACAGGGGACATGGTCAACACCGGTAAGTTCGGACTCATTCGTGAAGCAACCCCGGACTCAGGTGCGGCATTCTTAGGAATGGTATCCGAACAATACACCTACTTACAAAATCGTGATGTTGCCCGAATTATTGAACCACTCGCAGAACTTTGGCCGACTGAAACAGTGGGCGCACTCGGACAGGGTGAAACAGTATTCATCACATTGGATGCAGGATCTGATACAATAAAGGGTGATCCTATCCGCCAGTATTTCCTTATTACCGACACCCGCAACGGCGGCACCTCAATGAAAGTAATGTTCACACCAGTGCGAGTAGTTTGCCAGAACACATTATTAGCAGGCGAGCGAGCAGCAATCACAACATCAGCAATTCAGCATGATTATAATTTGGAAGGAAGCATTCAAGCACGCGTTGAATTGATCCAGAAAATGCAGAAGATATCAATCGAAACAATGGCACAATTTGAAGCAATGGCATCCGCATCAATTTCAGATGAAGGCGTGCAAGCACTTTTAGCCAGCGCATTTCCTTTCCCGAAAGTTTCAAAAGCAGTAGACATCCTGACTTATGAAGATGCAGAGTCATTCGGAGTACTTTACGACACAGCAAAACGTGCAGAAGCATCTTATGAATTTTACCGCGGCAGGATGCAGGCTTTCAGAGATGGTGCAATGGAATTATTCCAGAAATTCAATGATGAACAACCACAACTTGCAAACACTGTCTGGGCAGCATATAATGCAGCAACTGAATGTTCAGACTGGCGCGAAGGAAATAGTGATGATAGCGCAAGCCGCAGCGCATTATTCGGTGGAAGAGCAAATGAAAAGAAAAAAGCATTTGAAGCAGCAATGCAATTGGTCACTGTGAGATAACAAACATTATCAATAACCAGCACCCTTTACTAATCGGGTGCTGGTTCAATTTTATATTTATATGGAGGATAATATGAAAGTTTTATTGACTGGGATGACTTCTAACCAGTGCCGGCCAGAAAGAACGTCAAACACATTTTACAGCGGTACACTCGCATTACACACAATCCTGAAAGATCTTCCAGACATTGAATACTCATTCGGCAACCCCTGGGATTTTGACTTTACACAATTTGACACGGTGCTGCTTGGGATTTATTCTGGAAATGCATTAGGAAGTTCAGCACGCTTTCCTGCTGTTGCTGAACAGCTTTTGAAAGTCAATCCAGAAAACACAAAGGTGATCCTGCACCTCGATGATTGGCATGCCAGCTCGATCAAAAATGGGATGAATGCGATGCGGAAAGAAAAGAATGTCCGCCGACTGATGAAAATGTTTCATCCAAAAGCAGATGATGACGAATTTGAAAGCATTGTGACAAACATTGTGACATGGTGTGATGACATCCGCACCGGCCGCCGTACATATCCAGTATTATTACCCATGCTTGGGTGGCGGATGAGTAAAGTAAATGTCATCGGTGAGTCAATGGGTCTTACTGGATCATCATTCATTCCGTATGATTATTGTGCAGCATTTGATCCAATCGAATTACCAAATCCTCCAAAAGAACGCGGATGGGTACTCGCAACAAAATATGATTATAGTAAGTACATTGAAGAAAAGAAATTCACGTGGCCTGTAATTCGGTACGGGTGCAGGAAAAACGGCGATAATTATCTTCCTAATGAAGAGGATGTAATTCGTGAAGCTTACACAAAATATTGGGGTCTGATCTCGCACCCTTACCATCCGAAACTTCGAGGACAAGGACGGGATAAGTTTATGTTGGCAACTTGGACACGAAGTATAATTATTAGTGAACCAGGTGAAAATGATAATATGCCAGAGTACAGTGTGTCCGTCAATGAAATTGAAAAAATGTCTGATAAACAGCTTGAGGATCTGGCCGAAAGACAGCGGATTGCTTACCTGACAAATTCCTGGTCGCGGTATCAATTACAAGAGTTTGTGAAAGGACTAATTAAATGAATGTACTAAGCGCACATGTTTATGGTGGAGGATTTGTTCACGGATTGAAGATGGCGGGTGCAAATCATATCGGATCACTTGAAACTTGGCCACCAGGTTATGTTATGTCTGATCTGATCGGAATGAAAAGAATTGGCAAAGTGATGCCTGCAGATTTATTTGTAACAAATCCACCTTGCTCAAGATTTTCAACAATGAGTTCACATCACTATTCAAAAGAAGCCAAAGCTGACCTTTCATTGTTTTGCGAACTTACAGAAAGTCTTACATGGGCTAACCAGTCAAAAGCTGGAATTATCTGGTGGGAAAACGGACCAGCAGCATTTACTTCAGGACGCGAAATTATTCATGGTGCTCATGAATTTGTAGGAGCAAAAACAACCCTAGTTCTTAAGATTGATCCTTCATGGTCTGGTAATATTCAATTACGACCACGCACCCATGTAATTCATTTTATGAATAAAGTTGAAGTGAAAGGATTGCCTGCTGCAACTCGGCCGCAAGTATCAGTCAGAAAGTGGATTGATGCACACCTAGGATCGGTTGAGAGAGTGCCAGCACCAGATGTACGGTATTATCTTGTGGAAAAAGCTGTCGAACAAATCGTGGCAATGGAGGGTAAAAAATGTTTCAATTCCTGTAAACCTGCATTGATCAATGAAGACCAAGCATATTCATACGCAGTACTGTCATCAAGACAATTTGCATGGGCCCAGGAAAACAGATGGTGGAGTGTTATGGAATATGCTGCAGCAATGACTTACCCGCTTGATGTTGATTACGGTTCACTGAATTATCCGATATATAAAGTGTTACCACTATTGTCAAAATCGGTAATGCCGGCAGTAGCAAAATATGTATATGAAAATATTGTAAGTCCGCTGGCTGAAAATAAGGTGCTTGATGGTCCGCACCGTCCCAATCTGGATGGTGACATTTATTATGTTAGAATGTTAGCTGACCGTAAAGCCCGTGATATTGTATTGTAGGAGTATTATTATGCTGTTAGTATTTGATGGCCCGGAAAAAGCTGGAAAATCCACTCTAATAAAAGAATTGGGTGAAACTCTCAGTGCACAAAATAATAATGTAACAGTAAGACATTGGGGAAAAGTTAATTCAGACACTGAATACGCCGCGCCTTTGATTGCAGATTTGAAAAAGGCAAATGAACTAAATGAGATCATCATTTGGGATAGATCATGGGCAAGTGAAAAAGTCTATGGGTTTATGCTTCAAAGACATGATCACCGGCTTACTCATCTGCAATCATTAGGTGAATGGTATTACAGCAGAATGGTCGATCATT